ACCACTGAGCGTGAGATTTCAGAAATCCGCCAGGCCTGAGACTTCGCTGGCTGGTCTGGCTCCCCGGGCGGAGTTGCAGCTCTTGTGGGCCGGCCTGAGCTCACTCGCTGGGTCTCCGGCGACGACGTGGTCGGCTGTCCACGGGTCATCCGGTCGAGCAGTTCCGCCGCAGAGCCAGCAGGTGGTCGACGGGTCGGCGTTGGCCGCAGCTCGGAGCGCTCGTGCTCGTGCTCGGTAGTCGCCGGCGTAGTGCGGACGGCTGGCGTTGCGCTCGGCCTGGTGGCGAGCCTCGCAGGCGGAGCACCGTGGGCCCTTCGTGGTGAACGCTCCGCAGGCGCAGCGCTTCGCCGCCATCAGTGCCGGTGCCGCCATTCGAGGACGGCCGCCCGTCGCCAGTCGAGCCAGGCCCACAGCCGCTTGGGCAACTTGCCCAGCATCACCGGTGTCCCATCGTCGCTGCCATCCACTCTGCTGCCCTCAGTGCACGCTTACCGTCGAGCCACCAGGCGAGAGGACTCCCCCGTCGCCGTGAGCGTGGCGACCCAGGGCGTGCCCTTCGCCTCGAGGCGCTCGAGGTGCCAGCCCTCGTGCCAGGCCTCCCACACCTCGGAGCGTCGAGGGTTGCCCTTGGCGTCGAGGGTGAGTGCCTTCGAGGTGCGCATGGTTGCTCACCTCCCCGGGAACGCGGAGAAACCCCGACCGGAGGGTCAGGGTTCTTCTAGACCACCACACCGTATCAGAGAACTACACCCGGTGTCATTCGCCGGCCCCAGCGACCTGCGCCTGAAGCTGAGCCATCCGCCCGGGAGGCCATGCGCGTGCCGAATGGACGTCACGCGACGAGCGACGACGAGAGGGCTCTCGCCCCACCCGACCGAAACGGCCTCGCTGCTCACGACGCCCTCCTCTTGACCTTCTCGCCTCGGTGGTGCTGCTCCAACTCCTCCACCGTCGGCTGACGCTCCATGTCGAACACCCACCGGTAGCACCACGAACACAACGGCACCATCTCGCCGTACACGCCACCGCCGTCGGTGCGACGGTGCACCGGTTCGGCACGGCGGACACCGGGGGCGACCTCGGTGCGTTCACACGATCGGCAGCGGGCCTCGTTGTCCTCGGCCACCTCGCGGCGGGCCTGCTCGCGTTGGCGGGCCTGCCGGGTCGTTTCGGGGGTGCGGACCAGCCAGGCGACGTCAGCGACCAGCGGTTCGATGAGCCCGTGGACCGTGGTGAGTGCTGCTTCGATCCGTTGGCGGGTGAGGTGGACTCGGCCGGGCATGACGGCTGCCTCACCGGTGGGGTCGCCGATGGTGACGGATTCGCCGCAGCAGTCGAGGTCGTGGCGGCGGCAGCGGGACACCTCGCGCTGGTGCTGCCAGCACCAGGTGACGGACCGGCCGCCTCCGACCACAACACGGTCGTAGTCGGTGCCTCGGAGTGGGTGTGCGAGCTCGGCGGCGACGTCGAGGGCTTGTCGGAGGCTGCCCGCGACCCGGAGGAGCATTTCGAGGTCGTGGTTCGTTCGTGCGATGAGGTCGCGGTCACGCATCGTGGTTGTCTCCTGGGTTGAGGTGGGGGATCGCCCATTCGGCCGGTGGGAAGCCGTGGAGCTGGAACAGCCGCTCGACGGCCAACGCCGTGTCGTCGCGTCGGTGGAGGATCGGGAGCTCGGGTTCGCCGTCGTCTTGGTCGACAGTCTGGCGGGTGGCTTCCTCGTTGGCGCGCCACGCAGCGAGCGATTCAGCGAACGTGTGGATCGTCACGACCGTGGCCTACGACGTCGCCGCCTTGGCGCTTCTGCGCTGACCGCATCGCCTTGTGTCGCTCGCGGTCCTTCTTCGTGTCGGGGTAGGTGGCCTCCGATTGGGTGCCGGCGTACACGAAGTCGCATTCCCAGCAGTGCCACTGCTTCCCCCATGGTCGGGTGCCGGTGATGTGGGAGGCGTTGCGCGCACCGCAGATCGGGCAGGTGGGGCAGTTCATGACGCTCGCTCCAGCGTGGCGACGGTTTGGGGGAGCCGGCCGGTGATGATGTATTCGGCGAGCTGTTCGGCGGCGATGTCGGGCCAGGTCGCGCAGAACCGTTCGAGGTCGGGTTCGTGGTTCGCTCGGAGCGTCTTGATGGGGTGGCGGGTATTGGTGGCGGCGAGGGTGAGTGCTCGGTCGATTTTCTTCGACGAACCCGCGGGTGGTTCAGGACGGTTCAAGGACGGTTTACCGGTCGCTGGCGACCCCCCTGAAGTACGCTCAGCGACCCCCCTGGATGCACTCAGCGACCCCCCTGGATCCGTAGACCGGTCGCTGGCGACCCCCCTGCGAATGACGACCGTGTACCGGTTCGTCCGGTACCTCGGGTCAGCGTCGACACGGCCACCCAGGCGCTTCTCTGTCGTGATCGCACCGGCCTCCTCGAGCCGGCGCAGAGCGTGCCGCGCGTTGCGTTCCGACACCCCGGCGTAGCGTGCAAGCGTCGGAACGGACGGCCACGCGTTCTCGCCGTTCTCGTCGGCGTGGTTCGCGATGCCGAGCAGCACCAGCTTGTCGGTTCCGGTCGTCGGCGAGTGGTTCAGGACCCACGCCATCACTTCGACGCTCACGAACGGAACCACCGGCGCGGGCGCTTCTCGAGCCCGAGCGCGTAGCGCGCCATACGGTACTCATGCTCAGCGTCACGAATCGCCTTGTGGAGCTGGTCGCTCTGTGCGAGGTCGTCTGAGATGGTGGCGGCGGCGAGGGTCGCTGTTGCGGCCCACGCAGTGACCGACGGGGTCACGATGCCCGCCTCTCTCGTTCGCGTTGGGCGGAGCGTCGGCACGTCCATTTGCCGCAGTGCCCGAGCGACGAGTAGGCGGCTTCGTGGCACCAGGGGCAGATGCGGGCACGGTTGTGGGAGACGCGGGCGGTGGCGGCTTTCGCTGCGTCGGCTCGGCGTTGCCGTTCCTCGTCGCATTCGACGCACCGTTTCCGGGGCCGGCCGGTCGTGTCGACCTGGGCGTCCCGCACACCGCATTCGACGCATCGGCGCGGCTTCCACGACCTGATCCGGCGCCGTTCACGCTCGGACAGCCCACCCCACACACCGAACCCGATGTTGTGCTCGACGGCGTAGTCCAAGCACTGCTCTCGGACGGGGCAGCCGGCGCAGACTCGTCGGGCAGCGTCGAGGGGCTGGCCGCGTTCGGGGAAGAACAGGTCGGTGTCGTGGGTGCGGCAGGCGCCGTCGGCCTGCCACGCCGCGAGGTCGAAGAACCTCACGACACGTCTCCGAACAACTGGCCCTGACGGGCGAGGTTCTCTGCCTCCCTCATGTTCGAGCAGGCGGTCCGCCAGTCGAACAGGGTGGGGTTGCAGTCGCCGGCCTCGACGGCGGGGCCGATCAGTTCGGGCGGCTTCTTCTTCGATTCGAGGAACTCCCTGTAGCTCACTTGTGCCTCCTGATCTTGTTGCGTTCCTGCGGTGTCCGGCCGCCCCACACGCCGTCTGCGATGTCGTTGTCGAGCGCGTAGGTGAGGCAGTCGGAGCGCACCGGGCAGAGCCCGCACACGGCTTTCGCTGCCCTCGTCGCCTCCGTGTCGTGCCTGCCCGTGGCTTTGGGCCGACCGGCTTTGCGGTACTCGTGGGGGAAGAACACGTCGGGGGCGCAGTCTCGGCAGGCGGCACGCTGGAACCAGTCGGGCCGGTCGAAGCGGTAGCTCACGACGCCCCCAATGCGTCGAGGACCCGGCCGACGAGCAGCCGCATCGCGGGCGGCGCGACGGTGGCCCCGGCGTGTTGTGCGCCGAGGCTGGATCCGCCGGCTCCGCAGAACAGGTCGGTGATGGTGACGGTCACCCGATGCCCTCGAGTGTCTGTTGGCCGGTGACGTGTGCGGCGACTGCCTGCCACCATCCGGTGCGGGGGTCGGTCGGGTCGGAGACACGGACGATCTCGGCGATCTCGGTGGCGGTGAACGCGTAGGGGCGTTCGACCCACGGGGTGCGGATCAGCCACCAGTCCGCGTCAATGGGGGTGACGGTGCCGTACACCGTGAACGACTGGCTGTTGTAGGTCCAGGTGTGGGCGACGGCGGTCACGGTTGCCTCCTGGTGGCTCGCCGCAACGCGTCGGCGGTCGTGTGCCATCCGGGTTCGGGGTCGCGGTGCGCGAGGGCGTCGACGAGGTGGGGCATGAGTGCCCACAGTGCGATCGCGGGGATGGCGGGGAGTGGGGCGGCGATGGTGAGGACGACGACGATGGCCCTCGTGAGCCACACGAACGCTCGGAGGTCAGTTGGCATCGGGCACCTCCTCGATCTCGTCGGCGGTGACCCACAAGCCACCGCCGTCGTCCAAGCGGACGTAGGCGAAGGGGCCGCCGGTCACGCGGTCGCCGTCGCCCGTCTTGTCGACGCGGGACACGACCACGCCCTCGGCGCCGAACGTCGTCCGCACCCGCGCTCCCACGGGTGGGAGGTCACCGGCGGTCATCGGTCGACTCCGATCATGCCGGCGAGGTCGTAGAGCCCGGGGTGCCGGTCGTATGGGCCTCCATGAGCAGAACGTGGATGGAGCGTGATCTCCAACGCCCGCAGCTCATCCGCGGTCGTCTCCACCTCGTACTCGTCCCGGTACCACCGGATGACGTCTGCGGCCCGCTCCTCGTCAAGGTGGGGAGCCCACACCTTGACCGCCACCCGGACGTGGTTGCGGTGAGCGGCGATCACCAGCCGGGTCAGCGCCGCAGCGTCGTAGGTGGCCAACTCCTCGCTCGTGATGACGCTCACTCCGCCGTCAGCCAGCAGCTTCACGGCGTCCGTGATGTGGCAGGGAGTGCAGAGGTTGTAGAGGGGGGCGACGACCTCCAGCGTGCAAAGGCAGCGGCGGTGACCGTCCGTCATGTCGGGCGGCGTGTCGAACTGGCGAGCGAACCACTGGTCACCGGGCATCGCTGCCCCCTTCCTCTGGGTGGGTGCGCCGCAGCTCGTCGGCCATCCGCTCTGCCCAGGAGGGCACCCGGACCCCGATCGAGTTGGACTCACCCATCAGCGACGGCCAGTGCTTCTCGCAGTCGAGGCAATGGGACCGCTGCCAGTTCCGGGCGATGATCTCGTCGCCGTAGACGTTGACGATGCGGTGTCGTCCGGGGCAGCGGCGGAACGGGACGAACCCGAGCCGGTACCGGACCCGGTTCCACCACCGGAGGCGATGACCGGTGATCGGCGTGGACGCGGGTGGGGGGTCAGCGGGCATCGGGGGCCTCCTCAATGCGGAAGAAATCGCCCGCCGTGTCTGGGTAGAACTCGATGAAGTTCCGACCAAAAGGCGAGTCGTAGGCGTCGATCGTTCCCCGCCCCAACTTCACCACCTCGCCGCCGACCACGGCCTGCCCCTCCGCGCAGACGTGGAGGCCAGCAGCGGCGAGGGCGTCCTCGACGAACTCGGCTCGATCTGTCAGCCAGTCTCGGAGGTCATCGTCGTCCGGGGACTGCTCGGCGAGCGCCGCCGCAAGAACTTCTCGGGGGTCAGGCATCGGGGGCCTCCTCGACGAGGTAGCGCCAACAGATGCGCCGGCACTGCACGGCCATCGCCTCGTTCTGCGACCTCGGCCGGTAGCCGTGGGACTCCATCCAGAACGAACAGAACTCGGCCGGCTCCATCGTCTGGAACCCTTCGCGCTCGCACTCCTCGTGGCCGTACACCTCGTCGTCGGTGAGCTTCCACAGCGGTTCGATGTCGACGTCGACGACCTCGACCTCGGCGAGCACGACCTGACGGGAGCCCTTCGGGAGCCCCATGCCCTTCTCGATGAGGGTGAGCCGGTCGCCGGGCTTGAGGTTGCGCCAGGTGTCGACGTGGCGGCGGGTCACCGTCTTGCGGCGCTCGCGCACGGCGTCGGCCGTCAGCGAGCAGGACATGCGCCTAGGCATCGGGGGCCTCCTCGATGGCGTGCCGCAGCGACCAGGCGAGCGCGATGAGGCACCCCGCGGCGTAGGCGATGAGTGCGGTCATGGCGCCGATCAGCCAGCGGTCGACGGTGGACGGATGCGGGTCACGGAGCGGACGAGGCATCATCACCACCCGTTGCCGTTGCCGTTGCCGTTGCCGTAGCCGTCGCCGTTGCCGTAGCCGTAGCCGTCGCCGTAGCCGTAGCCGTTGCCGTTGCCGTTGCCGTCGCCGTTGCCGTTGCCGTTGCCGTTGCCGTAGCCGTAGCCGTAGCCGTCGCCGTTGCCGTCGCCGTTGCCGTCGCCGTTGCCGTAGCCGTCGCCGTAGCCGTAGCCGTAGCCGCTGCCGTGGGTCGCTTGAGCATCTTCGCCGAGTGACCCGACCAGGCCCGTCACAGGTCCCACCCAGCCTCATCGCACGCCAACGACGCGACGACGCCGAGGATGTGCAGCTCCACGGTTCCCGCGGGGTCAAACACCGTGCTCGACGTCGGGCCGCCGCACAGCTCACCGAGCCCCTTGGTGGTCCCCCACCGGCGGATCACTCGGGCGTTGTGGAGCGTGACCCGCTCCCCGTCCTCCTCCCAGCGGCCGACGAACACCCAGCCGCGCTGCGCGATCACGATGCGGACCGGAGACCCGCTGAAGCTGTCGGCCCGGACGTACTCGGTGCCGTCGATGTTGATGGTGTTGCTCATGCCTTCGTCTCCTTGTTGGGGTTCGGGATGGTTGCGAACAGGCGGTCGCAGTTGCTGATCCACCAGCCGCCGCGGAGTGCGCCGCCGTGTTCGTGGATCGCCCGGTGGATCGTGTGGGCGTTGCACCGCTCCGACACGGGGCGGGCGTCGATCAGCGGGGTGTAGAGGCCCGACGCCGGGCCACGGGTCGTCGGTGTCGCCGCCCACCAGTCAGCGGGATCGGTCACACCCGGCAGCCGGACGACAGCGACCGGGATACGGCCGTGCGCCTCCTCGACCGCCTCGCGTTGGGCGTCACGGAGGGCCCGCATCGGGTCGCCGCAGTGCTTGATTTCGACGGCGACGCCGGGGAGGCCGGCGATGTCGCCACGGTCATGTTGTGCCGCGGCCGCACGCTGCGCGTCCGGCCACCCGTTGTCACGCAGCCACGCCGCCAAGTCGTTCTCGGCCTTCCGGCCCCGCGCGTTGGCGCCCCGACCGGAGATCACAGGATCACCACCACGTCACCTCCGCTTCGGTGCGCAGGAACTCGGGGGGCGGCTCCAACAGCGCGTCGGGGCCACGCCAGTGCGGGTTCCGTCTCGTCACGACCACCCGCACCGAACACGGCAAGCACCAGTCACTGAGCAGCTCGGCGGGTTGGCCGCACTTGCGGATCTCGGCGGCGACCGCTGCGGCATCCCACGACTCAGGGACACCGTCAGGCCACACGTCGCCCGGCTCGAGCCGCCCGTCAACCTCGACGATCACTTCGATCCACTCACTCATCGCCGGCCTCCTCTGCGGTGGCGGCCAGTGCCGCAGCGATCGACGGGTGATGCCGCGACCACCCCGACGTCTGCGACTCCAACGTCTGCGGAACCCGCGGGTCGTTCCCCACCCACTCGACGTCGACATGCCAGCGGCCACCCGCCAACACGCAACGCAGATCGACGTGGGACACCCCGAGCCTTGCGAGCTCGTCGAGGTCAGGCATCGGTGCCGACCTTCGGAAGCAGGTACCAGCCGGAGAACTGGGTGGGTGAGTCGCGGACGGTCTTGCCGTAGCAGACACCCCAGCCGCTCACCTCGTGCGCGAGCACCATCTCGTCGGGTGCCGTCTCGGGTGGCCGTGGGTCCCCCCACACCACCCCGTCACGGTCCAGAGCGTTGAGCGCGTCGAGGGCAGCCTTGATCTCCGACTCGATAATCGGGCCGCGAGTGGGCTTGATGAAACCCCGATCTTCCGTCCACCGCGGGGCCGGTTCGGGTGCTGGCGCTTGCTCGGAGTCGCTGACCGGGTAGTAGTGCTCACTCATGCGAGCCACCCCTCCTCTGTTGCCTGCTCTGGGTGTGCGTGCACCCACGCGTGGCAGGACACGCAGAGGGTCACGAGGTTCGCGACGTGGTGGACGCCGCCACGGGCCCTTGGTGCGACGTGGTGCGCGTTCAGCCCGGCAGCGGACGACGCGCCGCAGCGGCGGCACGCCCAGCGGTCACGGGTGAAGCACTGGGACCTCGCGTCGGCGAGCGTCAGTGCCGCAGCGTGGTTCCGTGCCGCCGTGCGCTTTGAGGTGCGGACACCCCACCGCTTCGCCCGCAGCGGCTTCGGGGCCTTGACGCGTGGTGGCGGCTTCGGGTGCGGGTCGCCGGCCATCACTGCGACCCCATCTGCTCGGCCTGCGTGAGCATGTTGGCGAACACCTGCTCACCTACCGGGCCGTCGTGGTCGCCCCAAATCGTCTTCGCGAGGTCACCGTCACCACCGGCGGCATCGATAAGTTGCCGCTTCTGAGCCCTCATCACCGCGTGCGCCGGGTCGGGTTGTGGGGCGTCGGCTCGGACGTAGCTGTGCGTGTCCGGGTCCGGGTCGTCGGTCGGGATCGCGAGGACTTGCAGCAGCGCCGACCGGAAAGCGACCGACAGGCACTTCGCGGTCGCCTTGTCGCCCGAGTCCAACGACTCGGCCATCACGACCGCGTCGACGTGGTCGCCGTCGGGCCCGAAGAACTGGTACCGCACCCGCAAGGTGACTTCCCGCATCTGCGTGCGGTTCTTGCCGACCTCCACGGTGTTGTAGGTGGCGTCCTCAACGAGCGGGACGGCGAACACGCCGTGCGACCGGAACGCCGGTCCGACCGCGTTGAGGACGCCGTCGATCCCACGGAAGTTGTAGTTCTGCTGCGTGTTCCGGCCGTCTTTCCCGACGGCACGGACGTCGGCCATGACCGCAGCGAGCGCCTGGTGGATCGTCACTTCTTCTCCCATGAGAGCCACGCCCCGTCGAGGCGCCGGCCCTGGTGCTGGCCGGGGTGGACTGACCGGAGCTCGCACACGCATCCCGGTTCGGTCGGGTGCCATTCGCCGCACTCGGCTGCGAGTGGGGCGGTCCGGTGGTCGGAGCGCCCGATCACGACTCACCGCCGTGGGTGAACACGAACTCCCACCGACCGTCGGAGACGTCTGGGAGGGTTCGGTGCTCGTCGGGGTCGATGCCGATGGCTTTGAGGCCGGGGGTGCCCTTGTCGGGGTCCCCGATCCGCCACGCGACCCGTTCGGGGAGGCATCGGATCGCGTCAGCGAGCGAGCACTCCTCGACGATCGAGGTGAACACGTCTTCGGTGCGGTCCCACCGTGCCGACGGTCGCTTCCATCGTCGCTCGACACGGCCCCACGGGGCCTCTGTGATCTTCTGCTTGCCGTGCTCGTCGCGGTGGTGCCGGCCGACGGTGTGCGCGTGATCGCTGATCGCTGCGACACACGCGGTGCGGAGCCGGTCGAGCGCGGCGAGGGTCGCGAGGTCGGCGCCGAGGTCGCCGGTTGGTTCCCACTCGGTGATGAAGCGGAGGACTGCCGGCACCCCACCTTCGGGTGAATCAGGCCCGTTGACGCTGATCCGGTGCTCATCCCGCAGCGCGGGCTGCGTGGGTTGACCGGTCGGCGCAGGTGGGGTGTGCCCGGCGTGGCCACCGGGTGCCGGCGTCACTGCTCCCCCTCGGGTCGGGGGAGGCGAACGGTGATCTTCGAGGTGCCGGCGACGGTGACGGTGAACCGTCGGGAGTCGGCGGTCTGCAAGCTCAGGGACCGCCACACGGGGCCTCCGTCGGTGATGGAGAGGACTTGGGCGGGGTCGTCGATGACGCCGAGGACGGTGTCGCCGGTGTGGACGTCGGTGGCGTGGACGTCGGCTTCGGTGGCGGCGCAGAGGTGCGTGGTGCACATCTCGCGGAGGAGGTCGAGGTCACCGATGGTGAGTGGGATCGACACTTGGGCGTCTGTCTCGTCGCGGGTCGTGAGGAGGAACGCGCGCCCCGAGTCGAGGCAGGCGGCGAACTCCAACAGCGAGACGTAGCCGGCGCCGCGGTCGGGGGTGAGTGGCGGGGTGCGGCGTGTCCCCCGAGGGGACGTCGAAAGGATCATGCGGGCCTCGTTTCTGGGCGCGTCGAACTAGTGGGGGTGCCGGCGGCGACTGGACGGGAGGGCGGGATCCGGTCAGCCGCAGGCACCCCGACGAGCACCCCGACCCGACTTCCCCAGGGGGCGGGGTCGTCTGACGCGGCCGGCGGACGCCGCGGACCCAGCCGTGCTATGTGGCGGGTCAGTCGGGGTGCTCGTCGCGATGACCGCGACCTCACCGTGGACGAAGATCAGCGTTGCGACGGTGGCGCTGCGGCTGATCGCCTCGAGCGCCTGTTCGGGGGTCATGCGACCGGTCCCGCCAGGATGACGAGGAGCAGCATGACGGCGACGAGGCTGAGGACAGCCCACACGAGCGCACGGTCACCGGCGGTCACCGTTGCGCCCCTTCTCGGGCGACGATCGCGGCGAGGATGCGGGTCCAGTGCCGGACGGTGTGACGGGCGGCGGGATGCGGGCCGAGTGCTTCGGCGGAGTTGATCCGCCATTCGACGTCGATGCGGTCGACTTCGACGGTGCGGCCCTCGACGTCCTTGGTGGCGTAGAGCGGCCGGGGTCGGGAGGCGAGGAGGTGCAGCGTCGTCATGCCGCCGGCTCCGTGTTGCGCTGGGAGGCTTGCCACGCCGTCAGTTCGTCTGCGTCGAACCTCCACCATCCGCCGGGGGTCCGGAACGCAGGGACCTTGCCCTGCGCTGCCCACCGCTTGATGGTGTCGACGTGGACGCCGACGTGCGCTGCTGCCTCTGTGGGGGAGAGGTTGTACGCCATTGACGGGAGACTGCCTCAATATGAGGCAGAGTGCAAGGGTTCACATTCCAGAAACCCGAGATTTCTTGCACAAGCCTCGGTGACCGGCTCGAGCTGGACGACGAGGACTGGTTCTGCGTGGTCGACATGGCGAACGTGCACCCCGCCCTGGTGCTGAACGACGCGATCAGCGACGGGTCAACGCGTCGGTGTTGGTCTGTGTGGAGGAGTTGGGTGGCTAGACGGCCCACACGGCGAGCCATCGGCCGCCGCGTGTCTCGTTGTCGGGGTGGCGGGCGGGCCAGACGTCGACGCGGTGGAGGAGGCGGGCGAGGAGGAGTCGGCGGATCGCGACGGGTTGCTCACCCCAGGTGGCGGCGGCTGCGGCGAGGTCGAAGGTGTCGGGGCCGGGGAGGTCCGCGAGTCGGCGGCGGGCGGTGGCGGCTCGGTCTTGTGCGGCGGTGCGGGCTGCGCGGGTTGCTGCACGGCCGTTCCGAGGAATCTTCGTCAAAGGGCTTGACAGTCCTGCCGAGGTCTGTCAATATGGTTTACAGAGAGGGAGGGGGCAGGGAGCCCCCGGGAAAGGAAGCCATGACCACCACCACGAACGCCACCATCGAAGCCAGCACCGAGAACGGCTGGGAGGCCTACGGCCTGCTCGACGACGCCGACATCACCTTCACCGACGGGGTCGACGAGAACGGCCGCACCGCCGCCCAGGTCGCCGCCGACTGCAACCACGACACCGGCCGACCGGTGCGAGTGGTCACCGAGGACGGCAAGGTGCTCGGGACCACGGTGCGAGTCCTGCGCTCCGACGATCCGACGAACCCCGCCTGGGCCGACGACCTCGACGGCACGCCGGCCACCGACGAGCAGATCGCCGCCTCCGACGCCGCTCCGCAGGGCCTCATCCGCATCGACGAGACCGGAGCGGTCACCAGCCACGGCGCCGCCCGCGTGTGGGTCGACTGATGGCCGGCTACCAGCCCGCCGTCGGAGACAGGGTCCGGGTTCTCACCGACCGGCGTCGGCCGGCCGTCGTCGCCCAGCAGTCGCACCTCATCGACCGCCCCGAGGTGATCGTGTGGCGAATCGTCCACGACGACGGCACGGAACGGTGGGTGACCGGCGACCACCTCGAACACGAGTCAGCACCGACAGACCTCACCGAGGTCACGGACGCTGCGGGCGCCGCCCGGGACGCCCTCGCCCATCGCGACCACCTGATCCGCTGCGCCCACCGGGACGGGGCGTCGCTCCGCACGATCGCCGAGGCAGCCGGTGTCAGCCACCAGACGGTCGCCAACATCGTGCGGGGCTCAGGTCGTGGCGAAGCGGTCGGGGCCTGAACGCGACAGCGCCCCCGCCCGTGGAGGGGCGGGGGCGTCAACAGTGCTGGGGGCGGGTTCAGCGCTTGCGGGTGTCCTCGGCAGCGACCGCCCACGCCTCGACCTCGGCCGTCAGCTTCTCCTCGGAGTGGCCGGTCAGGTCCGACGCCTCCCGGGTGGTGACGACGCCCTTCGCTGCGAGCAACGCGACGAGCTGCGATTCGCGGTCGAGCGGTTGGGCCTCCTCGACCACAGCCACCGAGGTGACGACATCGCCTTCCGGGCCGAACGTCGTGATCTGCATCACACTCATGCCTTCCTGAACAGGATTCGAGGGACCTGCGACACCCACGCGTTCGTGCCCGGCTCGGACGTGGGAAGCGAACCAGTCGCGACCCCGGAGAACCGCTTCCCGATCAGCGTCGTGGCAGACGACGACTGCGGCAACCCACGCATCACCGGAGCTGCTAGCGAGTTTGTCCCCGCGCCAGTCGTGTGCACCGTCGGGTTCGAGGTGTAGGCGTCGACGAGCACCGCTACCCACACCCACTGGCCTGGGGTCTGACTGATCGTGATCTCGAGGATTCCGGTGCTCACAGAGCAGTCGATCGTCCCGGCCGTGACCGGGTTCGCCCAATCCGGCAGCCCAGTGGAATCGAGCGGGTACCAGCCGACCCGCCACGTCGCGGTGCCTGCGACCGTGGTGCGGATCGCAATCCGGTCGACGGACTGACCACCGACCCATACGGGCTGGATCACCATCTTGCCGGCGGCGTCGAGGTCGCCGACCGCCCCCGCAGCGGAATACATGCCTCCGAAGTAGGAGCCGCTCGGCGTGGTCATCGCCTGCGACGCCGAGACACCCGCCAGCGTTGAGACGAGGGTCGCCGAGGTGCCCGCCCGGGCTTCGGCGCTTGTGCCCAGCTTCACGACGCCCTTGTTGGTGTCGCTGGCGTCCTCTGCGGCGATCGTGATGGTGTCGGCCCCGTCGTTGACGGTGATGTCGATGCCCTCGCCCTCGACGAGCGCGGCGCCGATCGTGTCGCGTGCCACCTCAGCGAAGTCGCTGATCGTCGACGCCGTCTGCGTGCCGGTGTGGTTCGCGCGGGCCAACGGGTCGACGGCGAGCTTTGAGAGTGCGATGGCGGCCGACGCGTTGATGTGCGTGTTCGTCAGCGACCCGGCGGTCACCTCGGCGGTGATCGACGGGGTGCCGTCGTTGTAGGTCAGGTCAACGGTGGTGCCGTCGACGAGGATGCCGCCGACCGCGTCCTGCGCCTCCTCGGCGGTGTAGCTCCCTCCCCCACCGGCGCCCAACGTGACGACGGTGCCGGCGGAGTCCTTGGTCCGCAGCACCGTCGTGCCGCTGCCGTTGTCCGCGGCGTAGAGGGTGATGTCGTTCGCCGCGGGACTGCTCGGTGCGGACTGCTCGGTGAACACGACACCCTTGCCGACCCCCGCCAGCCCGCCACCACCAGCGGTCCACACCCCCGCCGCCGAACGCAGCAGGTAGGTGTCGACCGTCGCCGCGCCACCGGGGCCGGCGACGAAACCACCGGCACCGAGCAACGACCCGACCGCCGAGATCGGCTCCGCGTGCCCGGCATCGGCGTAGACGGCGACCGAGTTGGCGCCATGTTCGCCGACGTCGCCGACGAACACCCGGCCCGTCGCCCCCGTCACCTGCACGATCACGTCACCGACGAAGGTGCCGCCCGCGAGGTCCGCCTTCTCCGTCGCCAGCTCATCGATCGCGGCCTCTACCGTCGTCGCCGAGATCCCAGTCCCACCCGCGTAGCTGATGGCGGTGGCGTCGTGCGCGTCGACGGTGTCCGCGAGGTGCGCCGCCAGATCCGTCGACACGGTGTCGAGGTCGGCGGCGTCGGCCTTGTAGGCGAGCGACCCGGCGACACCCGCGGCGGTTGCCGGGGACCGCTCCTGGTCGACCAGCGGCGCGATCGTCCACGGGCCCTCGAACGCTCCGACGTTCGGGGTCCGCGTCCCACCAGCGCCGCCGGTGCCGTCAAGCTGGTTGTTGTCGACCGCGAGCCCGTGCTTCGTGCTGCCGAGCAGCGACGCGGGGATGTCGAGCCACGGCCCCACCTCCACCCCGTTCACCCGGGGGGTCAGGAGGATGCCGTCGCACCAGAACGACCACTGCCCATCCCACGACCGGAGCTCGAAGTGGTGCCGCCTGCCGTCGGCGAGGTCCAGGTTGTCCGGCCACTCGGTGAACGCCAACGTCGCGACGATCTCGAAGAACGTGTTGTCCGACCCGACGTAGCCCCACAGGAGCACCGGCTGGTTCCCCGGCGTCCCCGGCAGGAAGTCGCCCGCCGGCCACACCCCGATGCCGTACTCGTCGGAGCCCGTCTCGACGACGTGGAGCAGCGGGGTCGCCTCCATCGGCGTCTCACCCGTCCACCAGCCACCCACCGCGACCCGCGACCCCGTCCACGACCCGAGGTGCGACCAGTCCCGCCACGCGACGCCGTGCGCCGCAGGGTTCGTCCCGTCGTTCGCACCGTCGTCAGGGTCAGGCACCACGACCCGGCCGGCGAGGACGTCCAACTGGTCGAACGCGGCGGAGAGCGTGGAGCCGTCGGTCCAGTCGGGCAAGGCGTCGTCGCCGATGTCGCCGTCCGTCTCGAACGTGACCGCGACCCCCGTGGTGCCGTCGAGGAGGGGCGACAGGAGGTCCGACGGCTCCGCGGTGAGGATGTCGGCGACGTCGTGCGGGCCGGCGGAGTTGGGCACCGAGATGTAGCGCGCCTGCGGCTTCGAGGTCGCGCCGGGGATCAGGATCTTGAGCTCGTAGACGGTGCCGGACGGCGACGTGATCGGGTCGGAGCCCGTGCCGACGTTCGGGCGCACATCGGTGAAGGAGTAGGTGCCGTTCGTGTCGACGGTCGCGGTCGAGGCCCACAGGACGGTGCCTCCGGCGGAGTACCCCGCAGCGTTGGACCCGACGGCGGCGATCAGGCGCAGGGACGCGATCGTGCCCGTCGGCACGACTCCACCCGGCAGCTCGAGCGTCTCGGTGATCGTGGCGAGGGCCATCAGTTCTTCACTCCGAGGGTCAGGGCGCCGGCGACAGCACCGCCGGCTGCGGACGGGATGGCGAGCACCGCGAGGGCGGCCTCGGTGTCGACGCCGATGGCGAGGAGCCACACGACGGCGACGAGCCCGGCGACGGCGAGCATGCCGAGGATGATGAGCGCCACCAGGCGCAGGTCGTCGGTCACGTCTGGCCTCCGTCGTCGTCGAGGCGCTCGTCGAGCGCACCGGGCGGGCACGCTGCGTCGCCGCCCTGCTCGACAACGACCTGGTGCCACGAGAGGTGACGGTCCACCTTGCGGACCAGACGACCGAGGGACTCTTCGAGGGCGGCCATGCGGTCGGCGGCACGGTCAAGCGCCGCCTCGATGCTCGTGAGCCGCTCGGTCTGCCCGTTCTGGGCCGCCTCGAGTCGGTCGGCGAGGTCGCGCAGCGTCGAACCACCGTTGTTCGAGAACTGCTCGACGATGGGTTGGATCTCGGCGCGCAGCACGCGGCGGAGGAGCCCGAGCACCCCGACGAGGAAGGCGCCGATCGCCATCAGGGCGGCCGCGACGGCCCCGATGTCGGTGAGCACCGACTGCCCGGCCAGCTCGGCTGTCACGACCCGAGGCGCCTGGCGAGCTCGTCGGTGACGGCCTGGGCGATCTTCGTCTCGTCGACCGCCACGCCCTGCTGGTGGCCGACCTGCTGGATCACCTGGACACCGACGGCGACGACGCCGGCCCGCAGCTCGGCGGACAGGTCACGGAGGTTGTAGACGTCGGTCTCACGGAGCTGGTCGGCGGGGAACTCGTCGCCGGTGACCGCCATCACGGCGACGGCGACCTCCTCGCGCACCACGTCGGCGATCTCGTCTCGGGTTGCCATCTCGTCCCACTCCTTCGGGGTGTCGGGGGCCGGGGCGTCGGGGGCCGGGGCGTCGAGGACCGCCGGGAGGATCTGCGCCTCGTACTGGCGGACCTTCCGGTCGCCAGGGCAGGTCTTGCCCTGGTATTTCGTCCACGGGTTGTGGCTGGAGCCGCCCCACCGCTCCCGCATCGGCTGGGAGTGGTAGCCGAACCCGTAGGCGCCCGGGCCCGTGGCGGCGGTGCACCTGCGCGCCGGGATGGTGGGGTGGATCTGGCGGAGCTTCCGGCACAGCCAGATGTAGGAGGCGAGCGCCTTCGGGGTGAGGGCGTCGATGTCGTGCTGGTGGCCGGCGGAGTTGTCCTCCGTCTCCACCGCGATCGCCCAGCCGTCAGCGGCACCGGAGGCGACGCACCGCACCTCGGTGTCGAGGAGCTGATCGATCTGCCCGTCGAGCGCGCTGCCCGGGTTCGAGTGGACGTAGAAGGTGACCGCGGTGCTCACGTCCTCGCGGTCCTCGTAGGGTGCGAGCTCGGTGTCGCCCTCGGCGTCGACGACGGTGTGGAGCAGCACCGCGCGGGGGGTGCGGCGGGGCCGGTCCTCGTTCTCGGGGTGGAGGAGCTTGTGGACGACGCGCGGGCCGCCCGGTTCCTGTTGGATCAGAGCCACGGGTTCCTCCTGTCGCTGGGCAAGTTGCCCAGTCAGCGGCCGGACACGACCTCGGCCGGCGTCGGCCAGCGGGCCCCGACCTTGAGGTTGACGGGCCCGTCGCCCCACAGGACGTGGTCGGTGAGGTCGACCACCTCGGCGGTCGCGTTGTCGACGACGTAGACGCCCATGCCGTCGACGATCGGCCAGGTCATCTCGTGGACGTTGACCAGGATCGGCCAGAGCACCTGACCGAGGACGTTCACCTCGTAGAGCCCGGGCAGGATGAGGCCCTGCCGCGGGTCGCACACGTAGATGGCATCTCCTGGCTCGACGTGGGTCTTCGGGTCGTCGAGGCGCACGGAGATGTCGATCAGGTTCTCCGTCGACCAGTTGGCGAGCATCTCCTTGTCGGCCGCGGCGTCGGCGGCGGCGTAGGAGGTGAAGTCGGTGTCGTTCTGGATGTTCTTCCAGATGATCCCCTGGTCGGCGCCCTCGTGGCCGAAGGCGTAGGGCTCCGTGCCGTAGGCGACACCCGTCTGCCCCTCGTACGCGCCGCCGTGGATCTGCAGGTCGGAGACGTAGTGGTCGTTGGAGTTGACGGCCTTGATGTCGCCGGCGACGACGCGGAAGCTCGGGTCACTCGGGGACTCCGACCACCACTGCGGCACGACGATCATCGTCGGCGACGAGACGAAGAGCGCCGTCGAGTCGTCGATGTCGATCGACCCATCCGCGTTGCAGCGGTAGTACCAGCCGAGGAACCGGCAGAGCTCGTCGAGCCAGACCCTCGTGAGGTTGACCGGGATCGCGGTCGTCGACGACGCCCACACCGCGGTGGCGGGGAGGTTGTTGGTGCCGAGCGTCAGCCCGTTGACGCGGTAGTAGGCGGAGCCGCCGAGGTTGAAGAGGTCGTCGATCATGTCGTGCGCGCCCGACGTAGCGCCGTTCAGCGCGGTGTTGATCCACGGGCCCTTGCCCTCGTCGTCGCCGAGCCATGCGAGGATCGACGGGCCGGCGAGGGTGCACAGGTCGTCGGAGCGGCGCTGCAGCCGCCCGGAGAACCTGGCGAGGCTGTAGAGGGTGTCGCGGTCCATCCCGTCGAGGCGGCCGGGGGTCACGCAGATCGTCGACCAGGTCGACAGCTCCCCCACGGTCGACCGCGGGGTCGACGCGCGGTCGAGGTTGAGCTCGAAGGCCCCGATCGTCATCAGGCCTTCGGTGACGTTGCTCACGCCCGGACTCCGGCGAGCTGCTCGAGGACCATCTGGCCGCCGAAGAAGAAGTCGCGGAGTCGGCCCTCGGCGTTGATCGTCGGGGCCGAGCCCCCTTCGATGACGACGCCGACCCCGCAGCGGTACTGGTCGGCGGCGGACGACGCGTACTGCAGGCCCGCGGCGGAGTCCTGGGTCGTCGTCGGGTCGCTGAGCGTGAGCAGGAAGTTGCCCTCGTAGGTGCTCGATCGGAGCGACCGCGTCGAGTGGACCGTCGTGCACGAGGCCTGGGCGATCCCGAACTGCTGGCCGGTGTAGCCCGACTCCTGGCTGATGAGGATCTCGGCCACGGGCGAACCTCGGCGGAGGGCGACGTCGACGAACCGCACGACGCCGGCGGAGTACCACCGCCAGCGGAGGACGCAGGACTCGGCCGATTCACGCACGACGCGGGCGTCGGTGAAGCTGTCGGGGTCCATCGGGGTCAGGACGGAGATGCCGTCCCACACTCCGAGGTCGACGGCTACGGGAGTGCCCCAGTTCGCGTTGGTGCTCGCCGGGGCCGTGAAGCGCAGGGTGTTGGCGCCGGTGACCGCTCCGACCTTGATCAGGCCGTTGTCGATCGAGGCCGAGAGCGGGTCGGTGGTCGCGCGCCGGCCGATGACGGTCACCCCGTCGAACTGCACCTTGGGCGCCATCGCGAAGTAGTCGCCGGGGGTGCAGGTCCAGCGCACGTAGCGGCCCGAGAGCGCGGTACCGCCGATCACCCGGGCGGTCCCGCCGGGCCCGGTGCGGGTGTCGGTCGTGAGGGAGCCGTGGCCGTAGTTCAGGGTGGTCGCGTCGTTGGGGACGCAGTAGTAGTAGTTCGCGGTCACGCCGCCGGGGGTGTTGGTGCGGGCGGCGCCGGTGAGGGTGGCCTCGATGTCGAGCGCCTGGTGGTGCGGGAGTCGCCGCGCGTTGATCTGGGCCCGGAACGCCTGGGAGTGGCGGAGGTCGACCTCGAGGTCGCACCGCACCGAGCGGACCTCGTACCACCCATCCACCCACGGTTCGGTGGTCCACGCGACCGGCTGGACGCCGGCGAGGGCGGTGACCTGCTGGGCGAGCGCCCGCCAGGCGTCACGGTCGACGCCCTTCACCACGAGATCGAAGGACGACTCGTCACCCGACTGGTTCAGCCTGGTGACGCCGCGCTCGTTGTCGACGTCGAGCCCGAACCGGCCGAAGTTGAACGCGCTCACGATGCCGCCTTTCGGATCACCTCGACCTCGTCGAGCACCTCGCGCGCCAGCGCTCGCCGGCTGTCGCGCGACAGGTAGACCGCGACCTCGAGTGGGCCGCCACGCGACGCGGACGAGGACCCGGCCACCGTCCGCCCGTTGGTCGCTGCCAGACGCAGGTTCGTCGAGGCGATGTCGCCGGTGACGCCGGAGAGCGTGCGCTCGACGTCGGGGATCGAGTCGCGCAGGCCGTCGACGAAGCCGCCGATCACGGCCTGGCCGGCGGGGCGCAGGATGACGCGGTCGAGGGACTCTGGGCCCTTCCACGAGGTGAGGCTCGAGGTCAGGTCGCCGAGGGTGGACTGCACCTCGCCGACCTTGTCGCCGATCCCGTCGATGAACCCCTGGATCAGGTCCACGCCGGCGTTGAAGAGCACCGAGGCGATGTCGCCGACCCAGGCGAGGATCTGGCCCGGAAGCCCCATGAACCAGTCGCCGAGCTCGAGGCCCTTCGTGATGAGCCCCGACAGCAGGCCGCCGAGGAGCTCGAGCCCCTTGCCGGTCAGGGTGAGGGCCAGATCGCCGAGCGCGAGGAGAGCCATCTCGCCGACGTCGGCCAGCCACCCGAGGATCTCGGGCATCTTTTGGATCAGGCCCCACAGGAGGCCGCCGAGCAGCTCGAGGCCCTTGGCCGCCCACTGCGGGATCTGCTCGCCGAGCCATGCGGCCCACTTCGGGATCTCCTCACCGAGCCACGCGAGGACCTTCGGGGCGTTCTCCTGGAACGCGGCGACAATGGTGTCGAGGACCTTGCCGGCCGCCTCACGGATCTTCGGCATCCACTCGTCGAGCTTCGTGCGGATCATCGTCCAGAAGCGCTCGATCTCGGCGCCGGCAGCGTCCCAGTCGCCGGCGAAGATCGCCGAGAACAGGTTGACGAGGTGCTCGAGCCCGGCGGCCATGATCTGCGCGACGGCGGACGCCACGACGGTGATGGCGTGCGCGAGGTCGGTCAGGTACGGCGCGAGCGCGACGAGGATCTCGGTCACCAGCGGGAGCAGCACGGCCGAGAGCTCGACGAGCGGCGGGATCACGGGGGCGAACTCGGCGAGGGCCTTGGCCAGCTCGAGGAGCGTCGGCGTCAGCGCGATGACGATCTCGCCAAGTGAACCGCCGAGCTGGGTGGCCACGTCCTTGATGACCGGCCCGAGCTCCTCCATGATCGGCATCAGCGCGGTGGCGATGGCATCGGCGACGACGACGAGGACCTCGGCGAGCGGTGGCAGGATCTCCGCGGCGACGTCGGCGAACATCATCGCGAGGGGTTCGAGCGGGACGAGGATCCGCTGAGCGGCCTCGCCGATCGAGCCGAGCACGGGACCGATGCCCTCGAGCAGTCGGGCGATCACGGGCCCGGCGGCGGCCGCGAGGGAGGTGATCGCGCCGATGATCGGCTCGAGGGCCGGGATCAGCGCGTCGAGCGCCGGCCCGATGGCCTCGAGGAGCGGGGCGAAACCGTTGTCCCACAGGTTCGTCAGCATCGGCTCGAGCTTCGGGAGCGCGTCGGCGAACGCCTGCACGGCGAGGGTGGCGGGGCCGAGGAGCCCGTCGCCGAGGGAGGCCTTGAGGTCCTCGACGGTGGCCTTCAGGGTGCGCTGGCTGTTCGCCATCCCGTCGGCGGTGCGCGCGTAGTCGCCCTGCGCGAGGGTCGAGTCCTTCATGATGATGGAGTACGCCGCCTGGGTCTTGATCTGCTGCTGGGTGGTGGCGTCGAGCGACAGGAGGCTCTGGCCTGGCTGGAGCAGCCCGAGAGCGAGGGCCTCCGACTCGATGCGGGCCTGGTTGATCGCGATGCCGAACCGCTTCAGCGGCTCCGTCTCACCCGAGAGCCCGGCTCGCAACGCGATGAGGACGTCCTCGGGGTTCGCGTTGTTGAAGCTGGCGAGGTCCGAGGCGAGCTGCACCAGCGAGGTCGACATGTCGGCCGACTCGTCCGCCCCAATCCCGAACGCCTGGAAGAGGTTCCCGTAGGTGCCGGCGGCCTCGAGCGCCTGCTGCTTGCTCATGCCCATGGCGCCGGCGGCCGTCTCCGCCCACGCCTGGATCTCGTCGGCCTGGTCGGTGAAGACGACGGTGGTCTTCGACATCGACTCCGAGAGGTCGCTCGCCGCGCGGATCGTGTCGTCGGTGAACTGCTTCAGCGCGCGAGTGCCGACCGAGGCGAGCTGCGTCACGGCGTTGGCGGCGAAGGTGGCGACGGCGCCGCCGAGGCGGCCCAGGGCGCCCTCGGCCTCGCCGGCAGCGCCGGAGAACCCCTTGGCGTCCCCGATGATCGCGATCTTCACGGAGCCGGCCATCAGTCCTCCGATCTCTCGTCGATCACGTCGACGACGTGCTCGAGCAGTCGCGGGCGGGCGAGCAGCTCGTCGATGTGGATCTGCGCAACGCCGCTGACGATCAGGCCGGCGGCGAGCCGGTGGACGGACTCGTCGTCTCCGACAAAGGGCTGTCGTCCACCTCGTTGTTGGCGGTGGGCATCCCGTCGATCGACAGGAGCCACGCGTCGAACGCCTCGTCGCTGCGGTCGGTCTGGCCGCGCTGGCGCGCCGAGCACAGGAAGGCCAGATAGAAGAGCTGGGTCATCGACCCCTGGTCGAGCTCGCCGAACGCCCGGTCGAAGTGCCGCTCCCAGTGGTACATGTCGTGCGGCGTGACGGACAGCTCTTCGGTGTCACCCGAGGTGTAGGTGATGGCGATCTTCACAGGTCTGCGCTCCTCCGCGCGTCAGCGACGGCCTTCTCGGCGGCCGCTTCTATCCGCGACCGGTTCCGGTCGATCGCGGGGTAGATGAAGCGGCCACGCTTGAGGAACGGCCGCGTCTGCCGGTTGCGTCGCCCGCCCGATGGCTTGAGGTCGCCACCGAAGTCGAGCCACGCGTAGTAGGGGACGGCGGCCTTCCCGCCGTTGATGTAGACGGTCGCTCCGCCGGTGACCCGCAGCGAGTCCCGGGCCTTGCCCTTGCGGACAGGGACCCGGGACCTCGCGTCGGAGACGACCGTCTCGGCCACCGCCTTGAGCTCGGTGGCGAGCTGCTTGGGGAGGTCGTCGTCCATGCGCTTGAGGGACCTGCGCGTCTCGGCGAGGCCGGTGACGCGCACCTCAGCGCGGACGGCCATCAGACCTTCGAGACCTTCCCGGTGGGCATGAACTCGCCCTTGAGGGAGATCGGCCCGTCGACGGGGACCTCGGTCTCCCAGTCCCAGATGAACATGCCGAAGACGTACTTCGTCGCGGTGCGGTCGAAGTAGAGGTAGGTCTTGCGCGCCTCACCGTCGCTCGCCGCGGTGTAGGTCTGCTCGGTGGCGTCGTCCCAGAAGCCCTCGATCGACCCGCCGCCGTCGGGGAGGCCGGCGAGGTAGGTCTTGTTCTCGTCCTCGAAGGTGGTCACCTCCGGCTTGTCGGTCTTGCGCGCGAGCGACCACTTCTTGATGTTGGCGACCGGCTCCGCGGTCGCCGAGCTCGACGCGACCCCGATGTAGACCATGCCGCGCCGACCGTGCTTCTTCGCCATGTCGTCCTCCTTAGGTGACGATGCCCAGCAGGCGCTGGGCGAGGTGCGGGTAGCTGCGGTCGGCGACCGCTGCTTGGGCCGCCCGGGCGGCGTCGTCCCGGGCGGAGTCGTGACGGAGCCACCAGCGCAGCTGGTCGGCGAAGTCGCCGGGCCCGTCGAAGGTGGGGAGCATGGGGAGGACCTCGCGGTTCTCGCCTCGCTCCTCGGTCAGGAAGAACGTCCCGAGTGCGGCCAGCTCGACCTCGCGAGGGCCCATTGCCCAGCCGTCGACCAGGTCGTCGGCGTTGGCCTCGCGGCGGTAGATGTTGGCGCTGGCTCGGGTTGAGCTGTAGAGGTCGGCGGCGTCGTCGTTGTCGAGGCAGAACTCGACGTCGTGGCAGATGAACCGACGCAGCGGGCTGTCGGCGTCGAGGGCCTGCCAGTTCCCGCCGAGGGCGACGTCGAGCCCCGACCAGTCGATCGACTCGAGGAACTCGATCCGCGACGCGTACCCGGTGCCGACGAACGCGAAGTCGGACGACCACTCGCGGCGCGGCTCGCGGCGGAAGTGCACCTTCGGGTTCCAGCCGTGGGGCATGAAGTGGGTCGACGGGTTCACCGCGCGGAAGCGGTCGAGGTTGGTCGGGTCGTTGACGAGGACGTGGTCGGCGGCGGCGGCGAGCAGGGCCTGACGGTCGTCCTCGTAGGGGGACTCGGTGAACGCGAGGACGACGGTCGTCCCGCGGATCCGGGCGAGCTCCATGACGGCGGGATCGACGAAGAACCCGCTCACGACGACGAGCAGGTCCGGCCAGAACTTGTAGAGGGCCCCGAGGAGCGAGTCGCACGCGAGGCGGGCGACGTCCCGGGGGTCGATGTCATCGGTCTGGCGCATCGCCACCAGGCCCTGCTCGAAGAGCCCGAGGCGCGCCGACAGGTCGAACGACCGGACCGTGAGGCCGCACGCCTCGAGCCCCATCTCCCACCCGGTCGCGACGTCCTCCACCGAGAAGTTGGGGCCGGGGCGGACGACGAGGGCCCTCACGCCATGACCTCGAGGTTGATCTGCACGCCGGGGTACTCGGCGCCGCCGATCTCGAACCGGCCGGGCGCCTCGAAGCCGACGACGACCCACTCGTCGACGTCGTCGAGGTCGAGGTCGTCGAGCAGCTCCCGGATGGAGAGCTCGCCCGTGGGCTGGGCGTGCGCCCAGAGGGTCTGCTGGACGTCGACGGCGTTGCCGGTGTGGGCGAGGAGCACGATCACCGCGACGTTGAGGGTCCAGCCGCCGTCAAAGTCGTCGTCGAAGGTGGAGGCGTTCGGGGCCACGATCACGGCCGGGGCGGAGATCGCGCCCATCGGGTTGTGCGCGAGGACGTGGTACCCGGCGGGCAGGCCCAGCGCGAGGTGGTCGGCGATCCCCTGGACGACGTCGGCGACGTTCACGCGATCGCTCCGACGTTGCGGCGGTACGGCGCGAGCAAGAGCTCGACGTCGGCATCCTCGAAGCGGGAGATCCGCACGAACCCGAAGTCGGCGTTCCCGAGCACGCCCGTCGGTGTCTCGCGGCGCAGGTAGAGCCGGTGGGCCTTGATGAGGCAGGCCTCGGTCACCTCGGCTGGGCAACTCGCCCAGCCCCAGCGCGCGGTGATGTGGACCTGCGCGCGCTGGCCGCAGGTCGGGAAGCGCTCGTCGATCGCTCGAATGGTGGTGTACGGCCAGCCCGTCGCGCCGTCCACCACGCCGTTGAGCGGCGCGAGCTCGTAGTCGGTCGACGACCAGGTCGTCTCGGCGGTGCCGTCGTCGTTGTCGTCGGTGGCGACCACGAGGCCGGTCGTGCTCGAGATGTCGTCGACGAGCAGCTCGTAGGGGTCGACCGCACGGTACTTCCGGGTCGTCGCCGAGCCGTCCGCGTAGAACCGTCGCCCACACCAGCGGTCGATCGCTCGCGACGACGCCGTGATGGCCTGCTCGAGCGCCGACTCGGTGCCGACGCCGGTGACGCCGAGGCGCGCCTGCATCTGGGCGAGCGTGGCGTACCCGTTGGTGATCGTCACCGCCGCGCCACCGCGTAGACGTCGCCGAGCGCCTGGTCCTCGACGACGGTCACGTCGCAGAAGTGGTCGGCGAGGACCTCCTCGAGGCGGACCGGGTCGACGGCCTCGTACCACTCGCCGTCGCGCAGCTCGCCGCCGTCAAAGGCGGAGTGCGGCGCGCGGCTCGGTCCGGCGGCCGTGAAGATCAGCACGCCGTCGTCGGTGAGGATCTCGGCCGCGTGCTCGAGGAGCTCGGGCCACGCCTTGGCGTGCTCGGCGACCTCGCAGCACACGACCACCTCGACCAGGTGGTCGGGTTCCCACGTCGCGAAGTCGGCGACGACGTCGACGCCGGGGCCTTCGATCAGGTCGACGGAGGTGTAGGCCACGCCCGGGAAGCACGCGCGGACGGTGCCGTTGATGTCGCGCCCGCCGACGTCGACGACCGAGGTGGCCGGCGGCGCGTGACGGGCGACCCACGCGAGGGCGGCGGGGTGCATCAGCGCTTCTCGACCGGGGCCGGCGCGGCGAGGGTGTCGCCGTACGCGGCCAGGATGGCCCGGGCCCGTTCGGTCTGGCCGCGGCGGTGCGCGTACCACGCCTCGCGACGGTGGCCATCGAGAGCGTCGAGCTCCGCCGGGGTCATGGCGTCGAAGTCGACCGCGTCGGCGGCGGGAGCCTTCTTCGGGGGCATGGCACCTCCTGGGGGTTGGGGGCGGCCCCGCGAAGGGCCGCCCCCGGGTCAGGTCCTGGATCCGAGGATCAGAACGACGGCGTGGCGAGGCCGGTGCCGGAGATGACCGACACCGAGGCCGGGTACCGGCCGGCGGTGAACGCCGAGTACCCGTAGACCACGACCTTGACGGTGAGGCTGCCGCCGGTCGTCTCGTCGAAGCGGAGCCGCAGCGGCGAGCCGGGCTCCTCCATGATGATCGCCTCGTCGGCGTCGAGGACGATGATGCGGTCCTCGTTGGTGGAGCCACCGAGGTTCACCGGGATGTTGGCGTCGAGCACCACGGGCACGCCCATGATCGAGCCGACCGACGGGTAGCCCCCGACGTTCTCCGACACGCCCACCGAGTTGAAGGGCCCGTTCGGGTTCGGCACGACGAGCGGCCGGTTGCTCGAGTCCACCGAGGCCAGGAACCAGCCCCAGCGCCGCGGGTGCATCAGGGTGACCAGGCGCGCGGCGCCGTAGTGGTTGGTCTGGATCCGCTGGATGGCGTCGGCGATCTTCGGGACCGCCTCGGCGACCGTCGGCGAGGCGTCGGTGTAGGTCACCGCGTTGATGCCCGACGTGCTCAGGACGCCGAGGTGGGTGCCCGACGTGCCGTCGTCGGCGATCGACGAGTAGTCGACCTTCGCGTGGTAGGCCGAGATCAGGTCGCCGAAGATGACCTGCTCGACCATCCGGCCACGCTCGAGCGACTGGCGCGAGATGTCCTGCTGGCCGGCGAACGTGCGCACGCTCACCGCGAGCGTGGTCTCGTCGAAGTCGGTCTCCTGCACGCCGCTGTTCTCCGTGGCCTGCACGGCGACCGCGGTGCCGGTGGTCTGCCGGGGGATGTTGACCGTCATGCCCTCGTCAGGCAGCGGGATCGCCCGGGCGACGTCGAGGAGCGGCCGGCCGGCGCGACGGGTCGGCGCGAACAGGTCGGTCAGGTACTGCGGCACGACCAGGGCGCCGAAGGCCGACGTGCCGACGTCGCGGAGCTCCACGCCGTCGGCGGAGCGGACCTCGGCGCCGTGGCGGGCGAGGCGCTGCTGGGCGCCGGAGTCGCCGAAGAACCGAGCGGCGAAGGCGTCCTCGAGGAACGAGTGCTCGCCGCCCTGGCGGTAGGTGAGCTCCTCGCGACCGACGCGCACCGTGGTGGCGGGTCGCTCGGGGAGGCTGGCGGCGACGGCGTCGGCCGCGGCGCGGGCCTCGGCGATCTCGACGAGCTCGGTCTCGCGTGCCCGGAGCTGGTCGAGCTCGGCGTCGATCGCCGTTACCGCGGCGCGGGCCTCGGCGAAGGTGGCCGTCTCCTCGGCGGTGAGCTCGGTGCGCTCCTCGGCCTCGGCGGCGGTGACGACGGCGTCGAGGCGGTCCTGCTCGGCGGCGCGGCGGGTGAGTGCGTCGCTGATGGACGCGCGGATCTGATCCAGCAGGGTCATGGCTGGGTCCTTTCGTGTTCGTGGGTTGGGTTCCCCAGGTGGGCTGCAGGTGCGGGTCTGGTGGTGGCCCGGGTGGGCTCCGGCGCGACCGGCGGCGTGCGGCCCGGCGTGGCGATCAGATGGTCGCGGCGACGGCCTTCGCGAACGCGAGGCTCATGCCGCCGGTCGCGGGCTGCTCGGTGCGGAGTTGCGCGACGGTGGCGGGGTTGGCGGGGTACGTCACGACCGAGACGTCGAAGAGCTTCACCTCGAGGATCCGGCGCTCGGTGTAGTCGGCGTTCCACTCCTGGCGGAGCACCTGGAAGGCGAAGCTCATCTCGTCGAGGTCGCCTCGGCTCATCGCGGACGCGATCGACTGCACGAGCGGCGACTGGCGGTCGAGGCCCTGCGGGGTGGTGACGTGGAGGCCGACGTCGTCGGAGTCCAGCTCGAGCGTGCGGGAGCGGGTGCGGGCGAGCGGGATGCCCTCGTGGTCGAAGAGCAGACGGACGTCGTCGCGCTCGAGGACCGACTTCGTCGCTGCGCCGGTGGCGATCGTCTCGGTCCACCCCCAGGGCGGGCCGCCGGCGACGTCGTAGCCGTGCTCGTAGACGGTGGCGTAGCCGTCGAGGATCGGGTCGCCGTCGTCGGTCAGGCGGAGCTCGATCGGCCGAGAGCGCGCCTCGAGCAGTCGGCCGCGCTGCACGGTGTCGAGGTTGCGGCGATGCGGTGCGGCGTCGTCGCGTGGCCCGAGGTGCTCATCGAGGCGAGCGAGGACCGGGGCCGGCAGGTTGCGCAGGTCGGTGATCACTTCGGGGTCTCCTTCGCGGCTGGGGCGAGGGTCATCGCCGGGTCGTCGCCCTCGTAGGGCGGGAGGTCCTCGAGGGCGCGCACCTCGTCGCGCGACCGGATCCGGTTCCTGATGGCGATCTCGTGGACGTCGTAGCGGGTCTTCACGTCGCTGCGGAGGAGGCTGTCGACGTTGACCTTGACGTACTGGGTCCCGGGCGTGAGGTTGGCGAACGCCTCCTCGAGCTTCACCAGCCACGGGCCGTAGAACTGCTGCAGCATGGCGAGCCCGCGCGACTCGATGTTGGAGTAGGTCATCGAGTTGCCCGAGCTGGCCCCGATGTATTCGGGAGCGGCGAGGAAGTAGCGGGCCACCGTGGCGATGTTGCGGTCGAGCGTCTCGAGGAACTGGCTCTCGTTGGCTGAGACCTGGACCTGCTGGTACTTCACGCCGGCGCCGAGCACGGCCGGCTCGCGGCCACGGATCGCGTCGGTGAACCGCTTCTTGGTGGTCTTGGCCTGCTCCTCGTTGACCGCCTGGTCGGTGTAGAGGATCGCCGAAGGGTGCGCGCCGTCGTAGAACCAGCTCGACCCGAAGTCCTCGGCGGCGATGCCGAGACCGATCGCGGCGAGTGCCATCTCGATGGGCGAGATCCCGACGGGGACGCCGGGCTTCGTCCATAGGCCGCGGGAGTGCCAGAGGTCGCCGTCGGGGTAGCGGTCCACCGGCTTGTTGTCGATGAGGAACTCCCAGCGCGAGCGCGAGTAGCGCACGGTCACCGAGTCGGGGTGGATCAGCTCGATGGTGCGCGGGTAGCCGAGCTGGTCGCGCGAGGACACGATTCCGAAGGCGTTCCCACGCGTGGCCCAGCTCCACAGGACCTCGCGCCGCCACTCCACGGCGGTCGCTTCGGCCGATGGTCGACGGAGGAACTGCGGCTGATCCCCTTCCGGGAGCCGGACGCCGACGCCGTCGGTCCGGCGGTAGGCGTGCACGGGCCAGGTGGCGACGTTGCAGAGCAGGCCGACGCACGCCGCCACGGCGGAGTGGCGCATCGCGAGGTCGGGGGTCACCCGCAGCGCGGTGGCGCGCGGTCGATCGGTGCGGAACCCAGAGGGCGGAGCGACGGTGCCGGTCATGGTGCGCCGCTCGGGGCGGCGGAAGAGGCTCACCGGCCGCCCACCGCGAGGCCCACCGCGAGGAGTGCCACACCGGCGGCGACGAGCCCGGCGGCGATGCCGAGGGCGATGGTGACGCCGGCGACGACGAGCGCGAGGCCAGCGACCTCGAGGAGGGTCGAGAGCAGATCCATGTCTTGCCTCCTCACCACACGTTCGCCGAGATGTCGACGACGGCCTCGGGGCCGACGTGCTGGAGCTCCTCGTGGCCGATGATGGCAGCGACGAAGGCGTCGATCTTGAGGTCGTCCTTCTCCTTGACCAGCGCGGTGTACCTCGAGCGCGAGGACTTGCCACGCACCGCGTTGAGCACGTGGCGGGTGAGGGTGGCGTCGCCGTCGTGGGTGAAGGTGCCGTCGACGAGGGCCTCGTCGAGGAAGCGGTCGATCGCCGGGCCCATCTTGGAGGGCTGGTTGGTGTCGAACTCGATGACGATCGGGTCGCCCTGACCGTCGACGCCGAACTCCTCGGACCAGTCGTCGATCTGGGACTGCCATCCCGGTGGGTCGCAGACCATCCGGCGGACGTTGTAGGCGTTGCGGGCGGCGGTGACCGCCGCGCGCACCTCAGCGCGCGGGACCTTCCAGTCGGGGCCGGCGTCGAGGGGCCGCTCCCAGATCCGCACCGCGAACAGGTGCGGGACCGGTGCGACCGCCCAGGCGACGAGTGCCGTCGAGTCCCTGTTCTTCGAGCCGTCGAAGGCGAGCACGATGTCGGCGCCGGCCGGCGGCCGTCCGCCTCGAGCGAGAGCGTCCCAGCTGGCGGGGTCCACCGCCTTGTTGTCGCCCTTCCACGGCTGGTTCAGGAAGAAGCGCCGGTTCTCCGACTCCTTGGTCCGTGGGTCGCGGAACAGGGCGACGATCCCCTCGATGTTGGCCCACTCGGCACCCGCGCCGTAGACGTGTCGGAGCGCCTCGGCGAGTGCTTCGTCGTCAGCGATGTCGACGTCGATCGGGGCCTCGCGGTGGTCCCACAGGAACCGGCCGTGAGGGATCTCGCCCGACAGGACCTGCTGGGCGTAGCCGTAGGCGGCCTCGGCGACCGATCGCTGGCCGGGTTGGAACATGGTCGTGGTCTGCAGGAGCCAGCCCGAGGCGATCTTCCGCTTCACGATGTTGCGCTGCACGGTGTCGAAGAGCTGGTGGAGTTCCGGCAGCGTCCAGAGGTGCGTTTCGTCGGCGGTGATGAAGGTGCTCTTGCCGCCGTCCTTCGAGGTCGCCCCGGAGGTGACCGGCTGCATGATCGAGCCCGAGCCGTCCTTGACGAACGTGCGCGTCAGCCCGGTGTCGAGGGAGAACTCGTCGGCGGCCCTGCCGTTCTCGAGCATGAACTTGGAGCCCAGGTAGACGAAGCCGGCCTGGCCCTCCTCGGTGGCGAGCGACAGCACCTCGCGGTACCGGGCCGGCCGGCCGACCGGGTCGCCGTTGGCGTCCCAGCCGTCGAAGCGGGTCGGGCCGAGGAGCTCGGCGCAGCAGAGCATGGAGGCGAGCTCGCTCTTCGCCCGCCCCTTCGGCCGGGAGAGCCACGCCTCGGTATAGGCCCGCTGACCCTCGCGAGGGTGACCCCTCGGCTCGAGCTCGTAGGCCCGGAGGATGAAGCTCGACCACTCGTCGTCGAGCATGATCGGGTCGCCCTGGACGTCACCGGGGCCGTGGCAGAGGTAGGTCTCGATCCAGTCGATGACCTGCCAGCCCAGCGTCGGACGTGGGTCAGCCACCGGCGGCCCTCGCGGCCTCGAGACGTTCGCGACGGCGGGCGAGCTCGTCCTCGGAGCCGGCGGCGGGTGCGGGAGCGAGTGCCTCCGCCTTCGGCGGTTCCCAGCGGAGCGACTGGCGGCCCTCGGGCGACAGCCCGTAGGACTTCATCAGCTGCCGGAGCTCCGACCGGTCGCCGCGCTCCTCGCGACCTCGCTCGATGCGATCGAAGAGCCGGATCGCCATGCGCAGCCCGGGGAGATCGGCCTCGGTCCAGTGGCCGGACCACCACGAACCGAACCACAGGTCCCAGGTGTCGCGGGACGCCTTGAGCAGACCCGACGGCGGCGCCGGGACCTCGCCGGCCCACGGTTCGGCCGGCGCGGGGACCCACGGGTACTTCAGGGCGTGCCGATTGACGCGCTCGCCGTCCGGCTTGGGGGGTTTCGTCGGAGGCATCGGCGAGCCCTCCTCGATCCTCGGACCGATCGGCGGCGATCGGCGCTGATGTGTGAATCCCCGGCGAGAATCGACACGGATTCACACGGACAGCGAGACAGGGTG